AGATATCTTAGCAGCAGCTAGACCAACTACACAAGTTGGTGGTGCACAGTTAGTACCAGGTGACTTGTGGATTGATACACTTGACTTAGAAAACTATCCTGTAATTTATCGTTATACTGATACAAATGTGTGGGAATTATTAGATAACACAGATCAAGTCAGTGCCGACGGTGTAGTGTTTGCTGACGCACGCTGGGGTACAAATGGTAGTACAGATCCAATTGTTGATGCAATTCCTAGTATTGTTGATTTAGCATCAAGTAACTATATCGATCTTGATTGCCCTAGTTATCAATTATATGCTCGCGGTACAATACTGTTTAACACACGCCGCAGTGGCTATGGTGTAAAACGTTTTGAAAGTACATACTTTTCAGATGAAGTTAATCCTCCAACAGAAGTTGGGGCATGGGTAAGTAACAGTGGTGTTGATCAAAACTTAGTTCCTTACTTTGGACATAAAGCAGTTCGCAATGTTATTGTTGAAGCTATGAAATCAGCAATTGAATCAAGTGTTGCATTACGTGAAGAACAAGTACAATTTAACTTAATTTGTGCTCCTGGTTATCCAGAGTTAATCACTAACATGATTACTTTAAATAATGATCGTAAACAAACTGCATTTATTATTGGTGATAGTCCACTTACATTAAATTCAGCGTCAACACAAATTGAAGCATGGGCAAGCAATCAAAATCTTGCATCAGACAACGGTGTAAACGGTTTAGTAAGCTCAAGTGAATATTTAGGTGTGTTCTATCCAGCTGGTCTAGGTACAGACTTAGGTGGCGAAAGTGTTGTTGTTCCGCCAAGTCACATGATGTTACGTACAATGATCCGTAGCGACAATGTTAGCTATCCATGGTTTGCACCAGCTGGTGTACGTCGTGGCTTAATTGACAATGTTAGTTCGATTGGTTATGTTGATGTAACTGACGGTAATTCATTCCGTAGCATTGGTGTTACTGCCGGCCTGCGTGATGTATTGTACACACAAAGAGTTAACCCATTAACAGTATTACCGGGTGTTGGTCTAGTAAACTATGGTCAAAAAACTCGTGCAGCATCAACTAGTGCAATGGATCGTATTAACGTTGCTCGTTTAGTATGTTACTTACGTAAAGTATTAGATGAAGTTGCTCGTCCGTTCATATTTGAACCAAACGATACAATTACACGTAACCAAGTTAAACAAGCATTTGAATCAGTACTTAATGATGTAGTTGCTAAACGTGGTATCTATGATTACTTAGTAGTTTGTGATACAACTAACAACACACCAGATCGTATTGACCGTAATGAATTGTATATTGATATTGCAATTGAGCCAGTTAAAGCAATTGAATTCATCTACATTCCAGTACGCTTGAAAAATACAGGTGCTATTGCAGCTGGGGTTTAATAATAAAGTACGTATATAATGGGAGAGGTAACTCTCCCAGTTATAGACTAAGAAATAGCTAAATATATAAAAGGAATACTAAGATGGCAACATCATCATTAAGCAAGTTTACCGTACCGCTAAGTACAAACCAAAGTGCCAGCGCACAAGGTTTGTTAATGCCTAAATTAAAGTTCCGCTTTCGCGTAACATTTGAAAACTTTGGTGTTAGTCAACCAAGTACTGAGTTAACTAAACAAGTTATAGATTTTAAACGTCCTACATTAGAATTTGAAGAAATTTTAATTCCAGTGTACAACAGTAAAGTCTATCTAGCAGGCAAACCGACGTGGACCGCAGTAACCTGCAACCTACGTGATGATGCGTCTGGTGAAGTTAGCAAACGTGTTGGTGAACAACTACAAAAACAATTTGACTTTATGGAACAAGCTAGTGCTGCTAGTGGTATTGACTATAAATTTGTCACACGTTGGGAAGCCTTAGATGGCGGCAACGGCGCAAGTGAGCCAACAATTCTTGAATCATGGGAAATGTATGGTTGCTACTTGTCAAGTGCAGACTATGGTGATTCTAACTACGGTACTAACGAAGCTATGACAATTGGCCTAACAATCCGTTACGATAATGCTATACAAACTCCAGTTGGTACAGGTGTTGGTAGTGTTGTTGCAAGAACATTGGGCAGTACAATTACTGGTTAATACCCGTAAACGAAACAACTTAAAAGCTCGGTTATTAACCGAGCTTTTTTTTGGCGATAAATAATATAAATGGATAGCACAAATGGCAGCCGGATTCTTTAACCAACTATTAACACAATTAGGCACAGGCGATAATATCAAAGACTGGCAACATGCCTCTAAGACTTTTGTTGACGGCTTATATAGACTTAGTCCTAAAATTGGATCAATGTTCCATGTGTTCATTGATATCAACCCGAATATAAAACCTGGTGATAATACTGAAATTGGCATGATGGCAAAAACAGTTACATTGCCTAAATTCTCAGTGCAAAATAAGGTATTAAACGCATACAATAGAAAAATGATCCATCAAGAAAGAATTAACTATGATCCAGTTAGTCTTACATTCCATGATGATAGTTCTAACGTAGTGCGTGATTTTTGGCAAGGCTATTATCAATACTATTATAGAGATTGGGAACAACAAGAACAGATATATAAACAAGAATCTAAATATCAGAAACGTACTTCGCAAAACTGGGGATTTAGCCCACTGGCTAATGGTACCGGCGCCCCTAATTACATTACAGCTATTCGAATTTATAGTCTACATCAAAAATCGTTTAGTAGTTATATTTTAATAAATCCAACGATACAAAGTTTTGCTCACGGACAACATACAGCTGGCGATTATAGTCCTATGGAACATAGTATGACGGTGGCATACGAAGCAATACATTATGAATCGGGTCCAGTTTCCAGCGGCGAAGTACAAGGATTTGCACAACTACATTATGATAAAACAGCTAGTCCGCTAACAAGTTTAGGCGGTGGCACTAATAGTGTATTTGGACAAGGTGGTATAATAGAAGGTGCAGGCGATGTAATAACTAACTTAGCCTCGGGTAACTTTGGTGCCGCTGCACTAGGTGCATTGCGCACGGGAAGAAATGTTAAAAACACTGATATTAAATCTGCAGCAACTGCTGAACTTAAACAAACTGCAACAAATATATTGCGTGGTCAAAATACACAAAGCACAGTATTTGTGCCAACTATATCTAGTGTACAGGCAGGATTATCTAAGGCAACTACTGCAATTCCGGGATTAGTGGGTGTCAAAAAATCTTCTGGTATCTCAGGAAATATGAACTAAAGGAAACAATATGTCAGTGACTGGAAATTTACCATCTAATATTAACACAAATAGTACAACAGAATATTTTAATAATTTTTTTAAACCTGAATATACTATTAGCCAAAATGCCAATGATGCTATGGTAGGGTATTTTCAAACTGTAACAGGTAATCAAGACAGCGGCCTATCCCTTGCCTCAGCTGTGATATATACAGCTCAAACGCAGGGAATTGACCCGATAACACTGCTTGACGAATTTCGTAAATTAAATAAAAATGAACTTAATGCATATCTAACAATGTTTCTTAATCTAAACAGGGTTAGCACCAGTTTACTTGGACTTAGTAATAGCCCGCAAATGAACAAATATATAGCCCGGGCTATACTTGCATAATGGCAAAATACGCCAACGGAAAATATCAAATAACCAACACCGAGAAGTATATCGGTAAACGTGCACCTACATATAGATCAAGTTGGGAATTCACGTTTATGAACTTCTGTGACAATAATCCATCTATAATTAATTGGGCCAGTGAAGCAATTACTATTCCATATCGTAATCCAGTAACGGGTAAAAATACTGTATATATTCCGGATTTTCTTGTAGTTTATTTAGATGCAAATCAACAACGTCATACTGAACTTATTGAAATTAAGCCTAGTAAAGAAACAACAATGGAAGCAGCTAAAAGCTATCGTGACAAACTATCAGTAGCTATTAACCTAGCTAAATGGGCCATGGCAGATCAATGGGCTAAGGCACACGGTATGCGATTTAGAGTAGTATCAGAATTTGATATTTTTAAAAATGTTAAACGTTAGGCGCCATGCAACGAATTAAATTAAAAACAGTTGAAATAATATATGGTCATCGGTGTAATCTTAGTTGTCGTGGTTGCTCTAGCGGATCCGACTTCATTAAAGATACTCGATATGATCCAACAATAGAATCAATATACAAAAGTATAGAAGATCTTAGTAAGTATGTTGATCCAGAATCGATAGATCTTATTGGCGGCGAATTGTTCCTATATTGGGATAAAGTACAGCTTATAGTTAAAAAAATCCGAGAATACTATCCGACTACCGTGATCTGTTTGTTAACCAATGGCCTGCTAATAGACAAATTTAAAAAACCATTATTAACACTATGTGAAACTTATCACCCTTGCAATGTGGACATAACTGATCATTTTACATTATTCTCAAGCGACGTCATAGCAAAAAAATATCATGCTAAGTTAGATAAATTTGTTAAAAACTTAGCTGCTGACAAAGTTTCGTCTATACCGTTAACACTTGATGTAGACTGGCTTAAAAATAATAAAGATGCAGTAACATCAACTAATTTACATAAATTATCGTCGTGGGCTGAAATATATCATGTAAAATCAAATACAGTTCAAGTATCAAGATTGGCAGATTTTAAAGCTGGATATTTTGAAGTTGACGGACAAATAAAACCATATGCTACTAATGATCCGGCAGGATCTTATGCTAACGGATGCGGCATGCCGCACTGTCACGCACTGGTAGAATCTAAATTGTACAAATGTAGTTGGTTTTTTGTATTACCGTATCTATTAGAAATAAAAGGACAACTTGATGATCCAGATTGGCAAAAATATTTAAAATATAAACCATTAGATTTAACTAATGTGACTGATGCAGAGCTTGATCATTTTTATACTACTAGTACTCGCGATATTGGATTATGCGATGTATGCAACAATAATCAGAGTACAAACATACGCCAAACAAAATATAATGTTATACCTATACAAAATAAATAGTTTACTATGACAATATATCTTTATTTAAAAACTCATAATATTACCGGATTAAGATATCTAGGTAAAACTATTAAAGACCCAGAAAAATACAAAGGGTCTGGAATTGTATGGAGTAGACACTTAAAGAAACATGGTAATGATGTAACCACACAAATTCTATTAGAAACAGATGATCCTGCTAAAATAAAAGAATGGGGCATCTATTACTCTACATTATGGAATATTGTTGATAGTACCGATTGGGCTAACTTAAAAGCTGAAGAAGGAGATGGCGGGGATATGGGTCCTGCAGGTAGAAAGAAACACTCCGAAAAGATGACTGGTAGAGTATCCCCTATTAAAGGAAGAAGTACGCAATCAGACGAATCTAAGAAAAAAATCAGCCTAGCTACTAAAACACGAATGAACAATATGGATTGTGGTAAAAAAGAAGAAATGTACAAGAAGATTGCATCTCCCAAAAACTGGACAGCAACACGTATTGAAAATATGAAAGCCGGAATGAAAGGAAAGAAAAAGACCAAAACAGCATCTTGGATTAAAAACACGCCGACACGTATCGCTAGAATTAAAGAAGTAGGTGCCATTGCAGGGAAGAACCACAAAGGTAAAACCTGGAAATTAGTTGATGGTAAACGTGTTTGGATGGAAAAGGAGATTTAAAATTACTCAGAAGCTTTCAGAACTATTTAACCTCGCTCCCACTGACGAACCTACAGTAGAAGAAACCACCACTACTATAGAAGAAAACAGAGCAATGATTGAAGAAATGGATCTTACTATTGATAAGATTGATGCGGCATTACCACATGTTAACGACTTAGACGTAACAGATAAAGAACTAGATGAATTAAGTGATCTAGCTAAAGACAAGTTCCAAGACCTAATGGATTTGGGCATGAATGTAGAGGCACGCTTTAGCGGGCATATTTTAGCCACAGCGGGTACCCTGCTAGGACATGCTATTACTGCTAAACAGGCTAAGATTGATCGCAAGATACGTACGATTGACCTACAACTTAAAAAGATGCGATTAGATCAGCAAGCGGCTAAAGATGCCAGCAAAACAGACGGCGACAAGTTACTTGATGCAGTTGACGGCACAGCAGGTGTAGTGCTTGATCGCAACGCACTACTAGCGCAGATATTAGGTAAAGGTAAGCTAGATTAAAACAGCAATTTTGAATAAATAACTGTAAGGATATATAAAACTATGAAGAATTTTCTACAACATTTAACTGAAAGTCACAAGACTTATGAGTTTCGCATTAAGATTGCCAACATTGATCCAGCAGAGAAATTAGCAGCATTAGAAGCGGCACTTGATGCTTATGGATTAGAAAGTCTTAGTAAAGCTAAACGTTTACCAATTAAATCTAGCGACATCGATTTTCCAAGTATGGCAAATTGTCAAATTTATCTAATGGATGTTGTGCTTACATATCCGGTAAATGATGCACAATTGCGTGCTATTGTTAGTGAGCGTGCCGGTATTCCTCAAAGTAATATTGTTGTAACTATACCAAATCACCCAGAAGAACAACGTCGTTGGGATTTAGAAGGCAACGATGTGCGTGAATTTAAAAAAGGTGAAGCAGTATTAGATAAAGAATACTCAGCTGATGAATGTGCTAGTGGTGAAGAAGCCAGTAAAGCATACAGCCAGGGTAGTTTTCTTAAAGAACTAAGTAAAACTAAGATTGAAATTGCTGGCAACGAACCGGCAAACGGTAAAACAACAAATGATTTACCGCAAGGAACACAAAGCCCAGTGGGCTCAGTACAAAATAAAATACCAAGCCCATCTAAAGGAAAATAATAAAATGAGCAACAATATCTACAACATCTTAGGCAAGTTAAAAGGCATTACTGATACTGCCGCAATAACGCCAGATACAGAAGCTACTACAGTCTACGAAAGCGTAGATGCACGTGGTAGTATTACTGAAGCAGTTAAAAGTTTAGAAGCAAAATATAAAACTTTTAAAGAAGCTAAAGATAAACCAGACTTTTTAGATGTTGATAAAGATGGCGACAAGAAAGAGCCAATGAAGAAAGCTGCTAAGGAAAAAAAAGCTAAACCTTTTAGTAGCGACGACTACGATGAATACGGTGTACGTCACTCCTCATCTTTTAATCAACCACCTAAGAAAGCTGTTAAAGATAAAAATAATGCCAAAGGTGCGTTTAACGATATGTTCGGCGGCGACGCAAATGACCTAACAAGCAAATTAAAAATTAAAGAAGGACAAGGCCCTTACGAGTTGTATAATCCTAAACATCCTAAGTTCAAAGCTAACTACGAAAAATACAAAGCTAAACACCCAGACTGTACAA